TGCTGTTCTACACCACCAAGCGCGTCGGCGGCGGGGTGCAGAACTTCGAGGCGATTAAACTGATGAAGTTTGCGGCGTCGTAAAGCGTTCGCAAAACGCGGCCTGCGCCGCGATCCGGGCCCTCGCGATTTCTCCCCCGTCGCGAGGGCCTTTCTTTTTGAGGACACCATCATGTCCCTGCAACTGAACAGCCCGCCCGCGGCCGAGCCGGTGACACTGGACCAGGCAAAAGCCTGGCTGCGCGTGGAAAGCGGCGATGACGAAGACGCGCTGATCGCGTCGCTGATCCCGGCGGCGCGGGCGCGCTGCGAATGGCACACTGGCCGCGCCTTTGTCACCCAGGGCTGGACCCTGTGGTGCGACGGGCCGGTGAGCTACGTTGATATTCCCTTGCCGCCGCTGCAGGCCGTGACCTCGGTGACGCTGTACGACCGCGATGGCAATGCCACGGTGCTGGCGAGCGATGCCTATGTCGTGGACCTGGCCGGTTCGCGCCTGGTGCTGAAAGCCTGGCCCACCAATTTGCGCGCCGTGAACAGCGTCGCCATCGCCTTCACCGCCGGCTATGGCGGCGCGGCCGATGTGCCCGCGCCGCTGTGCGCCGCCATCCTGCAGATCGTGTCGGCGCTGTACGAACATCGCGGCGGCGACACCGTGCCCACGCCCGACAATGCGCTGGCGCTGCTGGCGCCCTATCGCACCATCAAGCTTTAACGGAGACGACCATGACAGCCCAACGCGGCCGCGACCTGCTGATCAAGATCGGCGACGGCGCTTCGCCGGAAAATTTCACCAGCGTCGCCGGCCTGCGGGCCACGACGCTGGCCTTCAACTCGGCCATGGTGGACATCACCAATGCCGACAGCGCCGACATGTGGCGCGAGCTGCTGGAGGGCGGGGTGAAATCGGCCACCGTGTCAGGCTCTGGCGTGTTCAAGGATGCCGCCAGCGATGCCAGCCTGCGCACGGCCTTTTTCAACATGGCGGTGGGCAATTTCCAGATCGTCATTCCCAGCTTCGGCACCGTCACCGGCCCGTTCAAGATCACGGCGCTGCAGTATGACGGGCCCTATGACGGCGAGGTGAAGCTGTCGCTGTCGCTGGCGTCGGCCGGCGCACTCACCTTCGCGAGCGCCTGATGGTCAACAAAGCCAGAGGCGAAGCGGCGCTGGAAGCCGGCGGGCGGCAATACCGCCTGTTGCTGACATTGGGGGCGCTGGCGGAAATCGAAGACGGTCTGGGGCTGGACGATCTTTCGCAAGCCGGCACGCGGCTGAAGCAGCCGCGCGCCGCCGACCTCGCCATTGTCGCGGCGGCGCTGCTGCGCGGCGGCGGCCATGATATGTGCCCGGCCGATGTGCTGCGGCTGGACTGCGACATGGGCGCGTTGCTGCGCGGCGTCACCCAGGCGTTCGAGAATGCCGGTCTGACGGCGGCGGGCGGGGAGGCGCGTGAAATGCCCCCTTTTCCTGGCGGCGCTGCCTGAGGCTGGGCCTGGGGCAGTTGCGGCTGGCGCCGGATGTCTTCTGGCGGCTGTCGCTGCCGGAATGGCGGGCATTTTGGGATGTGGCCGGCGCACAGGCCTTGCCGCGATCCGATCTTGAACAACTGATGAGACTATATCCCGATGGCTGACCTGAACGATTCATTGGCGGCCGCCGGCCAGGCGCTGAGCAATTTCGCCAGCGGCCCGGTGGCAAGCAGCATGGCCAGCATCGAAAGCGCGGTCACCCGCAGCTTCAATTCGGTGTCCAGCACCATCGCCAGCGCCGCGCTGTCGGGCAGGGATTCGATTGCCCAACTGACGGATTCGGTGCTGGCGGATTTCGACCGCATTTCCGCCAGCCAGTTCATCGTCAAGCCGGTGGAAAGCCTGGTGACCTCGGCCATCGGATCGCTGTTGCCGGTGGCGGGGGCGCGCGCCGTGGGCGGGCCGGTGTCGCCCGGCGCAAGCTATCTGGTGGGCGAGAACGGGCCGGAACTGTTCACGCCGTCGGGCAGCGGCGACATCACGTCCAACGCGGCGCTGACATCGGCGCGGGGCGGCAGCGTGACGGTGAACATCAGCACGCCCGATGCGGCGTCGTTCCAGAAATCCAAGAGCCAGGTGGCCGCGATGCTGGCGCGGGCGATTGCGCAGGGTCAGCGGAATTTGTGATCAAAAGTAGTCGCTATGCCGGTCGCCCATAATCCAACTGATCGCGGTAACGGCCGCAAGCCCGGCCACTATCCAACTGCCATTCCAGTTGTTTATCGAAACGACGGCCACCAAGCCAATCCAGGCAGCAATGGTCACGGCGATCAGCAGCCACCCTTTCCAGTGAACGATCCGGTAGCCCCGCGGGGCATCGGCATCGGCTGAAAACCAGATTTCGCGCTTTGTCTCAACTTCCATGCGGGCGATCGCCGGGAAAAACGTCTTCGGGCGGTCTGGGCCGGTCACGCATCTTCGGTGTGCCGAATCGAGAGCAGAATCATAAGCAGCGGTCCGAGCATGCCCCAGCCACGATACGAAAAACCAAGGATGAATTGGGGCGTGACCATGCTGATCAGGCCAATCGCGATCACGAGAAAGCCTTTCCAATGCACGATCGCTCGCTCGGTGCGGCCGTACTGATCCCGACACAGGCGAAACCAGATTTCCTCTGAAAATAGCTTCATCCTTTTAGAATAGAACAAAATGAACTTCCACGAAATCCGCTTTCCCCTCGCCATCGCCTTTCACTCGACGGGCGGGCCGGTGCGCAAGACCGAGATCGTCACCCTGGGCAGCGGCTATGAAGAGCGCAATGCGGTCTGGGCCGGTTCGCGGCGCAGCTTTGACGTCGGCTCGGGCGTGCGCACCTTGGATGACCTGTCCACGGTCATCGCCTTTTTCGAGGCGCGGCGGGGGCAGCTCTATGGTTTCCGCTTCAAGGATTTCACCGACTTCCAGTCTTGTGCGCCCATGGCGGCCCCGTCGCCGCTGGACCAGGCCATCGGCACCGGCGACGGCGCGACCACGGTCTTCGCCCTGACCAAGACCTATGGCTCGGGCGCGGGAAGCTGGACGCGGGCCATCGCCAAGCCGGTGGACGGCAGTGTGCGCGTCGCGCTGGGGGGCATTGAAACCACAGCCTTCGCCTGTGACGCCACGACCGGGCTGGTGACCTTCACCGCCGCGCCCGCCAGCGCCGTGGCGATCACCGCGGGCTATGCCTTCGACACGCCGGTGCGCTTCGACACGGATTCCCTGTCGGTCAACCTGGCGAATTTCGCCGCCGGCGAGATGGCGTCCATTCCGCTGGTGGAGGTGCTTCTGTGAAAACCCTTCCTGACGGCCTGCAGGATCATCTCGACAGCGGCGCCACCACCTTGTGCTGGTGCTGGAAGCTGACCCGCCGCGATGGCGTGGTGCAGGGCTTTACCGACCATGACCAGCCGCTGGTGTTCGGCGGCGTCACCTTCCAGGCGGTCAGCGGCTTCACCGCCAGCGAGGTGCAGTCGTCGCTGGGCCTGGCAGTGGACAATCTGAGCGTGGCCGGCGCGCTGTCGGCCGCGACCCTGAACGAGAACGACCTGGCAGCGGGGCTGTACGACAATGCCGCGATCGAGATCCGCCGCGTCAACTGGGCCGCGCCGTCGCAGCAGGTGTTGATGCGCGCCGGCACCCTGGGCGAAGTCACCCGCAACGGGTCCGCCTTCCAGGCCGAGATCCGCGGGTTGGCGCAGGCGCTGAACCAGCCCACCGGCCGCGCCTTCGGGCATCTGTGCGATGCCGACCTGGGCGATGCCCGCTGTACCCTCAGCATCACCGCGACAGCAGGCGCCATCGTCACGGCGGCGGATGCGCGGCGCTTCACTGTCAGCGGGTTGGGGGCTTTCGCGTCCGGCGATCTAACCGGCGGAAAGCTGACGTTCACCAGCGGCGCGAACAATGGCCGCGCCATGGAGGTGAAACGTCATGGCGTCTCGGCCAGCATTGTCAGCATCGAGTTGTGGCAGGCGATGAGCGGGCCGGTCGCGGTGGGCGATACTTTCACCGTCACGCCGGGTTGCGACAAGCAGTTTTCCACCTGCCGCGACCGCTTCGCCAATGCCGCCAATTTTCGCGGCTTTCCCTATATGCCGGGCAACGACGCCGTGACGGCGGCGCCGGAGCCGGGCCAGGTTCTGGATGGCGGCAGCCGCTATGGCAACTGACATCATCGCCATTGCGCGCGGCTGGATCGGCACGCCCTACCAGCACCAGGCCAGCACCAAAGGCGCGGGCTGCGATTGCCTGGGCTTGTTGCGGGGGGTGTGGCGCGAGCTGCACGGCGCGGAGCCGGAAGTCGCGCCGCCCTATTCGCCCGACTGGGCGGAGGCGGCCGGCGAAGAAACCTTGCGTGACGCCTGCGCCCGGCACCTGACGCTTGTGGCGCTGGCCGATGTCGCGCCGGGTGATGCGGTGTTGTTCCGCATGATCGCGAACGCGCCCGCCAAGCATTGCGGCATCGTCGCGGAACAGGGTGGCGTGCTGACCTTGATCCATGCCGCCCAGCGCCGCCGGGTGCGCGAGGAAATGTTCTCGCCCTGGTGGCGGGCGCGGCTGGCTTACGCTTTCAGGTACTGACGATGGCTTCTCTTGTCTTGGGTGTCGCCGGCTCGGCGCTGGGCGGCTCGCTGTTCGGCGCATCCGTGCTGGGCGGGCTGTTCACCGGCGCGCAGCTGGGCGGCGCCATCGGTGCGCTGGCGGGCAGCGAGATTGACGCCGCCCTGATGCCGGGCACCACGCGCAGCGTCACCGGGCCGCGCATTTCCGACGTCAACCTGCAAGGCTCGACCGAAGGCGCGCCCATTCCGCGCGTGTTTGGCCGCATGCGACTGGCGGGGCAGCTGATCTGGGCCAGCCAGTTCGATGAAACCAGC